ATCATCAACTTGTGGGTATGGTAAATTATATATGCTTGATTGACCTGTTGCCATACAAATATTATATCATTTTAAATAATTTTTTGTATTATCTTACTAATATGACATTTTTGATTTGACTTGCTGGCAAATAGATGTTATACTTGATATATGACACCTACCAAGGGTGTCATGTTTTCTTAGGAGAGAACTATGAAAAAAGATAAAAAATTTTTAATAGGATTGCTCGCAAGTCTTGGATTGTCTTCAGTATTCTTGAATATTTCTAATGCTCAAGGTGTTGAAACTAACCTGAAAAACGATCAGTATACAACATTTACCGCTGAGGCGGTTTTTTTGCTTTCTAGGCCAGATCATCTAGATAAGCCATCTAGAGACAATGTAAGAACTCTTGCTGAATATCAGGATAAAGGACAACTTACTGATATTGAACTAAAAACTTTGCTGTCTGCTTGTGGTTTTGAAAATAAACACCTGGTAGAGGCTTGGGCTATTGCTAAAAAAGAATCAATGGGTAACGCCTTGGCTTTTAATGGCAACAGAAGCACTGGAGACAAATCATACGGACTATTTCAAATAAATATGATTGGTGACCTTAATGCTGATAGAAAAGAAAAATATAATTTAGATTACACTAGTCAACTATTAAATCCATCTATTAACTGTCAGGTTGCTTACATCATGAGTGATGGTGGCAATGATTGGGGACCTTGGAAAGGTATAACCTCAAAAACTAGAGAGTTTATGTATCAATTTCCTAAAGATTAGTCTATTGGATATAAATGATATACCAAAACGCCTTTAATGTCTAGTAATCCAAACACTTCTCTACCAAACTCGTAAACGTTTCTTTTTTCTTTTATTGAATCTACCTTATTAACTATTTCATGAATCTCTTTGTTATCTATAATTTTAACTATTTTATCTCCAAGAACAACACTGTCAGTTCTTTCCATAATATATTCATTATTTCTTATTATTAATATTTCTTCAGTGTTACTTATTCTATTTTGTATATCGTCATTATAAACTGTAGTATTTTCCACTTGGTTTACTTTTATATGTGTTACTTTTGACTCTATATTTTTAACATTTGTTAATGACTTAGATTTCCATTGTAGGATAGTATTTATATTTGCCATAGGAATTTCATCAAATGTTGAAACAACAAAAGTATCTTTGTCTGTTATATCTTTTGCTTTTTTATATCCGTTAGTTGTTAATACTAAGGAGTCTTCATCAATACATATTGGAGAAAATCCAAATACTGTAAATGGAGAGAAGCCAAATACTCTAAAAGGAGAAAAACCAAAAACAGCAAAAGGGGAAAAACCAAAAACATTAAAAGGAGAAAATCCAAATACTTGAAATGGGGAAAATCCAAACACTCCAAATGGTGTAAATGTAAATTGTCTAACTGTTAAATTAACTGGAGTTTCATAATCTGCAGGTGTAGTAACTGCAGGATTTTGCTCAATAACTTTTCCATCATTTGCAGCCTCTGCTGCTTCTCCAGAAACTGAAGTAATTACATTTCCTAAAGTAAATCCTTCTGACACAACATCTGTTTGTGCTTGTGCACTTGTTATACCAATAAAGTTAGGAAGTAGTTTCATTCCTTTTGCTACAACATATTTAACTAATTTTCCAAACATGATAACCCCTTACGCGATCAAGTCGCCGACTAGAAGCCAGGTATTTGTGTCAAACTTAAACAAAGATACACCTGAATATCTTGCTGCAATAGATTTGTTGCTGTTTTTACTATTTAAAGTAACTCCTGTATCTGCAATAAATGTAACAGATCCAGTGTTCATTCTAAAAAAATCTATTTCTGATCCTATTGGAAAAGCAGCGGTAGAGTTAGGAGGAATTGTAACCGTCCACGTACTTGTAGAATCAAATGTAATTGTTTTACCAATATCATCTAATGATAAATTCCAGTTTTGCACTCCGCTACCAGCCTGTTTACTAAATGTAACCAATCCACCATGAGAAATCCATGTAGTGCCATTATAAAACTGTAAATCATTAATTGCTGCACCACCAGCAGTTTGTCTAACAAAGCATACTGTTCCTCTTATAGGTGATGGCAATGCTGCATCTCTTGCTGCAGGATTTAAATAATTATTTACTCCAGCCTTTGCTGTAATTACCGCATTTGTATCTGAAAATGTAACATTGCTTTGAAATTCATGAGTTCCAGACCAATTATAATTTGAAGCAGTGTTTGTATTTCCACCAATTGCATAAAAAGTGTCTGTTCCCTGATCATAAACATATGTTGTTTTACCACTAGTATTTAATGAAGCCATCATGCACCAATTCCTATTGCTTTAAGTTCTTCTTCTGTTAAACCTAATGCAACTAATTTTGCAATTGCAATTTCTTTTAAAATTATATTATCAGCCATTATTCACCTATTGTATCCCAATCGGAAGTTGCTGAATTATAAATTTTTAACAACAATGGACTAGAACCCTTAACGCACCAAAGTGTTCCATCTGTTGGTGTTGATGGTTCTAGTGCTGTATAAATTGCTGTTGGATTTAATGGTGTGCTTCCTGGATCTGAATCTATGTCTAGCCATAGCAATCCTTCTTGAACAACTACTGGTTGTGTGTTTGAAACTATAGAGCCTGTTCCTAATTCTTCTAATGCATCAATTGAATCTTGAATATTTTTTAAATGATATGCAATTGATGGATTTACCAATGCAGCGGTGTTACTACCTGTTTCATCATATGAACTTGAGCCGTAATGGTAGGTTCTTAGGGCAGTCTGAATATCTGCGGCATCTTCATAACCTGGAACTTTAGTGGAATATATATTTCCTATGCTAACATCAGCCATTGCTCATCACCTTCTTCATTATACCACGATAGATATTACAAAATGAACCGTTTTTACACCAGTCAAATTTTGCCAGGTAGAACTAGCATACTCAATAGCATTAACCGTTACTGGAATTACCTGTAATCCAGTTCCTGGATCATTTGTAAAAGAACCTATTTCTATAGAAGATGATATTGGGTTTTCGTTTGGAATACTGTAAGTGATATTAAAATTTGCACTAGTTAAAGTTTGAGAAGTTTCTTCATCAACAATATAATTTACAGGAATATTAAAAACCTTAGATCCATCAACAAATGTTCCAGTCATTATTTTATTATATTGAAGTGGGTTTAATTTAATTATTGGGTACCATTGAAATCCGTTAGCACCGTCTGAATTGTATTGATAAACATATGAGTATTGGTTGTCTGTTTTTAAAACGTTAACACATAAGTCTTTTGCTTTTGGGGTTTGCCCAACAAGTGCTGTATTTGGATTTCCTACTGAAACATAGAATAAACTTCCACGTTCTCCTTCAGGTCCAAAGTCAACTTCTAAGTTTACACTACTTGGTCCGCTTAATACTAAAAGTTCATCTGTGGTTAATACTACATCAGCCATTATGCACCAGTTACATCTGCTGTTACGCTAATTGTTCCTTTTAGGAGTGTATAAACAACTTCTATACCGTTTGAAACCTGAACATCGTAATAGTATGTAGTTCCCGCAATTAAACTTTCTGCACCCAATTCTGGTAATATAACACATGTAATTTTTGTTTTATCATTACTAATAACTGCACTTGCTGCAAATGGACCCTCTTCTGGATCTGGTCCTGTTGATGAGGCAATTGAAAAGGCAGAGGTAAAGCCAGTTAAATCAAAAGTGTCACCTGCAGCATCTTTAGGATATATAACAAATTCATAACGGTCACCCTTATAGTAACTAATGTTGTATGTGCCTGGAAATGCCATAAACCCTCCTAGTTCATTATATCATGCTATGAAACTGATACATATATTTTTTTTAATGTAAGGTTTGTGAGAAAATCTGATTTAGCGTAAGGTCTACAAAAATTAAACCACATTGCTTTGTCTTCTATGTGCAGGGTTTGATCAACAGTTAAATCAAAAATTCCTTGATATTTAAAAGATCCAACCATAGTTAAAAATGATTTGTTTATTTCTGGGTATACAGTAGCAAACCAAAACTCAGTGTTATTAATAAAAGTCTCTAAAGAAAAATTATAACTTAATCTAACAGTTGATCCAATTTCTAGACTTCTAAAGGTAAGTGCTCTAGATTGTTCGTTGTAGAATGTGTTGCAGTTTGCTGGTAGAAATGAATGGTTTTTTAAAATGTTTTCTTTGGTAATATACAAATCGTGCCAACCATTTTCACCTCTAGTTGGCTCTATGCTAAAAATTTTAGAAGAGGTATCTTCGTAACTAGCCCATCCTGGTTGTTGTTTATAAACTGGAAAATAACTTTCTCCGTTCTTACCGTTTAAGCCATTTTTGCCATTCTTACCATCTACTCCAGCATCACCTTTGTCACCCTTGTCGCCTTTAGGGCCTTGTGCACCCTGTGGTCCCATTGGTCCTTGTGGACCTTGTGGACCTGTTGGTCCTGGAACTGGTAAAAATTGTAATTGTGGGGTTTCTTGATCAACAGCACTGATCTTTTGTTTTTCTTGTATAGGAAAACCCATGTTACGTGATATTGCCACAGTGTGTCTCCTTATTTTGTTATTTTTACTATTTTCTCTGAGCCTGTTGAGTCTGTTATTTTTATAACGGACGGTAAATCATTTTTAACATTTGAAATTTTTATTACTGGCATTATAAAGTACCACTTACGTCACCAAGAACTGTAATGGTTCCTATAACTGGTGTCCAAACTGTATCGTCAATAGTAACTTCTAAGTCAAACATAAGTTCTGCAACGCTAGAACGGTACGTAGAACCCCAATAAGCGGACAAACTTGGGTCTACCTTTACCTGGACATACCCTGAGCCTGAAACTACTGTCAGAGGGTCGATTATATCGGTTTTAGGGTCATATGCGGAGGCAAGGTAAGTCCATCCTGTTGTGTCGTAATGAGTTGTTTCGTCGTTTTGTAAAAAGTCAATTCTTATGAGAGAAGAGTCTCCACGAATTATTTGCCATTTAAGGGTGGCGGGGTCAGATCCAAATTTTTCTACGGTTGTACACATATTAGCATTATATCATTTTATTAAAATTAAAAGTCCAACACCCAAG